ATGGCAACAATTTCAAAAAGAGGCACATCTTGGTTTGTGCAAATACGGCGTAAGGGGCATAAGTCTATCAGTAAGTCGCTCCCGACCAAGGGGCTGGCGCAAGAATGGGCGCGCAAGATTGAACGCGAGATAGATACCCAGGATTTTCAGGATGGCCGGGCTATATCCAGCACCACCGTATCGGATCTGATCGATCGTTACTCTAGGGAAATGCAAAATACTAAGCCGTTTGGTAGGAACAAGCGCGCTGTCCTTGAATCCCTAAAGCAACACCTAGGCATGCGAACCATCCCCGAAATCACCTCAGAAATCATCCTAGAGCATGTTAAAACGCGCCAACTGGATAAACCAAATGGAGACCCGGGTGCCGGGGGGGTAACCATTTCAGTAGAACTCACTTATCTAGGTGCTGTTTTTAAGGCCGCAAAGCAGCTTTGGAAATTACCGATCGATACCGACGCAATATCCGCCGCAAGAACAAGCATGAGGTACCAGGGCCTTCAGATGAAGTCCAAAGAGCGCACCCGCAGACCAACCGAAGAGGAAATAAAAAGGCTATGCGCCTTCTTCGCCGCCAAGGGTTCGCGTCAAAAAGTTCCAATGCCGGATTTAATTAGGTTTGCTATCGCCACTGCAATGCGCCTCGGCGAAATCATCAATCTGCAATGGAGCGACTTGAACGAAAGCGACCGCACCATAATCATCAGAAATCGAAAGCATCCCCAACAAAAGCAAGGAAACGATCAAGAGGTTCCCTTACTGGGAGATGCGTTTTCAATTATTGAGAAGCAGCCAAAAGGAGAGGATCAACGCATTTTCCCAGTCGCTGATGGCACAGTCAGCAGTATTTTTCCAAGGGCATGCGCGGCATTAGGAATACTTGATTTGCGCTTTCATGATCTCCGGCATGAAGGGGTATCTCGGCTATTCGAACAAGGCTATCGAATTGAGCAAGTCGCCGTGGTGTCTGGTCATCGCGATTGGAAAATGCTCGCACGCTATACGCAAATAAGAGCAAAAGATTTGCATCGATAATTGTCGAGGTTATGCGCCCCTGGTCGTTCGTGATTCGATCTGTATCCCTAAGGATTCCAATGAACCGCTATTAAATATTTGTCGTTACGGCTTTGCCGCCATCAGAGCAAAATCAACGCCAAGGAAAATTACACTTGCGGCAGCAAGAACTAAGCATGCCTGTATAAGAACAAGTACGGTTTGAACCTGCGATATCCTTGCTACCATTCGGCTGGCCGCAGCCAAATCCCCTCCCCTGACTTTTTCCATCATACGTCTACTCAACCATCGCGCCCACGGGGGCATACCTCTGCTGTACTCGGTCAAGAATGTAGGCAAGTCAATCATTTTTCCTTGAGCCAGCATCGCCTCGGTTATCGATGATGCAACGCTTCCAGCTTGGGCAGAGGCGGATACCATCGCAGCAAGAAAACGGGCAATAATTCCAAAGAACAAACTCAGTAAAAGTAGAAGCAGAGATCGTTTAACGTTTAAAAGAGCAACGAAATCGCCGATCTTATCGAGGTTGGCAATTAGTAGAGAAAATGCGGCGCCTACACCGGCCATAAGCCAGCCAGAAAATTCGTTCATAGACTTGTTAATTGTCGAAGCCACTTCGGTTAATACACGTGCGGCTAAAAGTCGAGTGTGAATATGCAAATCATTTGCCATGGAATACCCCTTTTAAGCCCTAGCTTCGATTTCAAATTAAAACAAGTGTGAAAGCTCTCAAACCTAGGACTTTATTGTCTTTTGAACAATACAGCAAACTAGATATAGTTGAAAACAGTGTCAAAAACACTATGTGTAGTAATTACATTAACTCGATTTGGAGGATTTATGTCCGATAAAAATCTGTATGTAGAACAGCGCGCACAAGGCGACTACGCTGTGAGGCGTCAAAATTCAGAGCGCGCAAGCGCTGTGGCCCCAACTCAGCGTGAAGCAATCGAACGAGCTCGTGAATTGAATCCTGGGGGTAGCCCTTCAGTAGAACGTGTTCGTAACACGTCGAAAGGCAAGCCGGACCAATGGCGAAAGGCTTGATTCAAAAGGCGATGGCTCCTAAAAATGCCTCGCCTCTTTAAGTGTTATTTGCTTTGATGTACCCACAAGAAACAAAACGAAATACGGGTCATCGCTCATCGCTCGACATTGCCTTGCCAATTCGCTCCGCATGCTCATTTGCCGCTGCCGCAACAGCTAACACCCCTTTCTTTTTTGCACTATCCCCGAGAATTTGAGCCCGCTCGGTTTCTTCGCGAGATGCGCGCGCCTGATAAGCGGCAATCAAAACTGCAAAAGAAATTGCAGCCACAGAGCCAACCGCCTGGAACCAGGCCGCAGCCGTCTGCCCTTCCGATGATGGAATTCGATATGCGAGATATAGCGAAAGCGCTGTGAGAGCCAAACAAGATAGAACTGCTACAGCAAGTTGTAATGCCAGCTTTAGGGTCGACGTGCCCATGCTTGTCCTCAAGGTAGGCGGGTGTGCGCAACGATAGTATATGACCTGCGTCCAACCATTCCTGGAAAATAGGCTCTAGCTGCGTCAAAACGCGTCAGTATCGAATCCAGCCGGACGCTCCGCCCAGCAAGCTAGGTTTGAGCTTTGACGATTGGCACTTATTTGAGTCAAAAGCAACCAATTTAACCCCCAGGCGTGGCGGGGGGATGACTGCGCGCCGCAATAGGAAGTTGATAATATTCTGCGCAGGTGCACAATATATTGAACATGCAATGCGAGGCGACAACGCAAGCGATTTCACGCAGTTCTGGTTTGTGCCTGGTCGAGGGGAGCTGTGACTACACAATAAGATCAAGGTCCAATAGCACGACGTAAGCGATAGGCAAAATAAAGGCCGCTAGAAGCGGCCTTTATAGGATCAATTGAATTGGACTATGCGACGTTCAAAGATAGATTTTTTCCCAGCGCACGGAATGCATCAGCCAACGTATCAATTTTGGTCGCGTGATGTAGATCAACGATACGGTTCACATCTTGCGGACGTGTTCCTAACCGACGTGCCAACTCCGCGGGTTTAACTTTTTGGGCCAACATCTCATTAAGCAATAACACCTTTGCCATAATGCTAGGGGGAAGCTCGATTGACTCTTGATCTCGTTTTACTTTACTAGGCATCGGAACACTTCGTCCATCCTCAAAATAAAACTCCATCGCTGTTTCAAGTGCGTCACGCGCCATCTCTAGCGCCTCTTCTCGGGTCGGGCCAGATGTTAGCGCTTCGGGTATATCAACGAACTTAACCATCCATCCGTCGCCATCTGCGATCAACTTTACCGGGTAATTCAACATGAAAATTTCCTTGTGCTTATTCTTATATTTAGTTGCATTTATATAAATTATTTAGATTATTAAATTTTATGAGTTGGTTTAAAAATATTAAAAGATTGAAAAGTATTAAAAGATTGAAAAATTTTAAAAGATAAAATTATTGGGTTCTTGATTTTTATATGTGCGGCAATAGCCAACTATGAATATTCACTCAAAATAATTGAATGTAATATAGAGAAAAGCCCGGCGGGACTTTTCTCTATTCCTTGCTATTTAATACCCAACTGTTTCAATATTTCTTTCCGAAGCGCCTCACCAATTTCATGACTGGGATGCCTCGGCAATGTGGTCTGCTGGCCGTTCAGATACACCTTCAAATGCTTCTTGCCCTGCTTAAAGTTTGCACCACGATCAGCGAGAATCCGACGGAACTCGCTCTGTTTCAATATGTCCCCTCTTTCCTGCGTTAAGGTGAAAAGAGTATAAACATAAATGCTTATTAAAACAAGGAAAATATAAACAATTTCGTTTATTATACACAACCTCGGATTTTTCCTATCCGCTCGTGTCTTTCATAGTCGTTCCGACAGTCAACATTGCAAAACAGTTCGGTGTCACACACGAATTCTTCGCAAAAATGACATTGACTCATACGCCGCATTGCCGGACGGGAACGTGTTTGATAAATCGCCGCCTGCAAATCCAGATCAATCTGCGACTGCGCGCGGTCTGCGATATCGCTCATACTGCCTCCCCCGTCCCAGTACCCAGCTCATAAGGCACAAACCGCATCACCTCTTCACCCAGCCATTCATTCAACGCCCGAAATTGCGATTGCAACGGCAGCAATTCATTTCGCGCGAATACCCTGGCGATAGGCTCAACCGCGCCGAAACCGCCGGTGTTGTTCGGCAAAACACCCATCAGTCCCGGCGGCACGCGGTGTGCGGCCAGCAAGTCATCGCGGGTCACGCCTTTGATATTAAAAAATTCATCTTTGGCCGCGACTTCCGAGACGGGCAGTATCTGTATGCCGTCTTTCTTTCCGCCAGGCGCGTACATGAAGACATTCCGAAAATTACCCGGCCCCTTACTGCTACGCAACGCCTCCCGTAACGTGTCGACGTCCTTCGTGTTTTGCGCAGCGTCGGTCATATACAAAATGAAACCGGCATGCGATCCATTTTTGTAATACTTGCGACGGAACAACGTAGCGGCTTCATTAAGCCAGGCCGACTGCAACGCACTCAAATACTGCGGCAAACCATAAATCTCCTGATTGACATCAGGGTCCATCAAATGAAAAACGCTTCCCGGCGCAAACCGGTATTCGTCCTGCCAGCCGCGCAGAAAGAAAAACACCCCATCCTTACCTCGCCGCGTGTACTTCGCCAGGGACGGCACCAGATCCAGCGTCACGCCGCTACGGCTGGAACGCCGCTCAAGATACGCATTGCCAAAGGTCAGGAAGTCCAAAGAAAAGCGCTTGAACGCTGCGCTCGATAACGACTTATGCGGCACAAACGTGGACGTCAAAATATTCGATTTAAAGTGGATCGCACTTGCATGATGCACGCTGGAATTAAACGATTTCGCCAGTCCCGCTAAACTGACGGGCGGCTCATACCAACGCCCATTGAACCAACACTCCATGCTATCGATCAGCTCATTGGCATCGAGCACCGGCGTCGGGTCACCGAACGAAAACGCCTCGAATGGCTGCTGCTCGGCGCGCGCCGAGACATTCGCCATCGGCGCCGTACACGCCGGCATGTGCCGTGACCGCTTATTCTTCATGATGTAAAAATCTCCATAAATGATTGATTTGCTTCATTACTGCCCTCGATCGGTTCGCGATCGAGCGCATGCATACAGGCCCAAGCCAGATCGGCATGCCCTGCTTCGTCGCTGCGAGTGGCGTCATATGTCGCCTGCCGGCCGCTGGCCGTAAGCGTCTTTCTGATCGACATGAAGGCCTGGGCGATTTCGATCCAACCCGCATCGAATTCCAGACGGCCTTTGCTGATAATGTTTTTGGCGTTCAACACCATTCGCGTTTTAACTTCAACGGAATATTGAATTGCGGTGGCGGCGGGGAAAAACTGCCGTACTTTCGGGAAAACGCCGATGCCCATACCCGTGACGTCAATACCGATATATTCCACATTGAAACGGACCGTCATCTGCCGAATCGCCTCCGCCTGGGCATCGAAATCCATGCCGCGCCACTGATGGCGCTCAAGAATTCGAAACTTGCCGCCGGCCACGACTGGCGGCGCGATCACAACGCATCCGGCGCTATCGCCAGTCAGCGAGGGGTCGTAACCGATCCACACCGCGCGGGTGCCAAAAGGCCGTGCGGCGAATGGCTTGTAATCATCCCAGTCCACCCAAGAATCGACCATGCAGCGCTGTAACTCGGCCAGGGGGAATATCGACGCCGTATCGTCGATAAAATTGCACATGAGCAGATTTTCGAATTGATCTGGGCTGTATTCAAAATTGCGCAGCTCATCGATATCGAATAGATCGCAGCCACCCGCTTCGGCGTCCATGATCGTGACGATCTGGCGCCAAATCTTATCTTCGCCAGTAAAGCCGGAATTCAAGCGCCGATGGCTGACATCGATGCTGATCTGGTCAGCCTTGGCCCGGCGTTTATTGAACGCATCGCCGGTCCAGAACGGATACGCCTGATGCGTGATCGATGACGGCGTAGAAAAATAGGTTTTGCGCCACTGCTTGTGCAACGCCATACCGGACGCAACCTTATTGAGTTCCGTAAAGTTGTGCGTCCAAAAAAATTCGTCGAAATAGAAATTGCCGTGATAACCCTGTGCCGTCCGTGCGTTCGTACCAAGGAAATACAGGTGCGCGCCGTTCGGCAAGACAATGGGATCGCCGGACAAATCAATCCCCGCCGTCTCTTTCGCAAATTGAATGATGTACTGCTTGAACACGTGTGCTTGCGACTTCGAAGCGGACAAAAAAATCTGATTGCGGCCAGTCTTGATCGCATCGGCCAATGCTTCCCTGGCGAAGTACCAGGTCGCGCCGATCTGCCGCGATTTCAAAATCATCCGCGTGCGCTGATCGCTGTTGCGATACCAAACTTTCTGGTAGTCGAATAGCGACTCTTGAAAAGCATCGAGAAGCTGTGTCTGCTGCTCCTCGCTGAAATCGTTCCGCAACGGTTTCTTCTTCGGCCCAGCATTTCGGTTAGCCAGCTTCGGATTAAGATCAACCTCATTGCCTCCGGGTGCCTCATATCGACGCACCCGCGCCATCTGCACCATCTGCCGCGTCAATAAGTCGATTTCCTTGAAGTCGCCCCCGGTCTTCTGATCCTTGCCAATCAACATCACCAGCCGCGCTTCCAGCGCAGTCTCTACTTTGTCGATCCGCTGCGCCGTATCCCAGCCATCACGCGCCCGCCAGCTATTGACCGTGCTGCGCTTAATCCGCAATTGCCGGGCGATAGACGACACCCGCCATCCGCTGAAATACATCGTTTTAGCGACACGGCGCGGCTCCAGGTCTGCGGTCTTATCGACCGCGACGGCAACAGATTCAATGGCGGATTCATGCATGCCGCAAGCGTATGCGTCGCGCGCGCGTAATAGGCAATAGCGAGGGACGCTATCAGCCTTATCAACCCCTTCCTCGTTGAGTCCGCGCGCAGCAAAGTCGACCATAACGACTTCAAGACAGAAGCCCCTTTTCAAAAATACGGAGCGCACAAAACCATGCCAAGACCATTGAAATTTTTCCGCGTCGCCGTCGAAGGCGCTACGTGCGACGGCCGCACGATTGAACGCGCCGCGATTGAGCAAATGGCGGATTCATACGATCCCAACGTGTACGGCGCGCGGATCTGGTTAGAACATATTCGCGGCACCCTGGCCGACAGCCCATTCCGAGCCTATGGCGACATCACAGCATTGAAAGCCAGCGAAGTGGACATGCCAGGCGGAAAAAAACTGGCCCTGTTCGCGGAAATCGACCCGACGCCGGATCTGATCGCCATGACCAAAGCCCGGCAAAAAATCTATTCCAGCTTAGAGATCAACCCAAAATTCGCAGACACCGGCCTTCCCTATCTCGCCGGACTTGGCGTGACCGACTCCCCGGCCAGCCTGGGAACCGAAATCCTAAAATTTGCCGCACAGTCCAAAAACGGCAATCCGTTTGCTGCCCGCAAAGCAGATCCCGGCAACCTGTACTCCGAAGCCGTCGAAGTGGAATTCTCATTCGACGAAACAGAAACCGAACCCGAGGTAACAAAATTGTCCACCGTCGTCAAAAAAATGATCGAGAAATTCAAATCTAAAAAAGTGGGAGACGACGAACGTTTTTCCGATATCACAGAGGCAGTTGAAACCTTAATTAACCACGTCGCAGACCAGGAAGAAAAATTCAGTGGCGCAAAACTGGCGATCGACGAACTGCATACGGCGCTTGAGATCGTTACCGCAGATTTCACCGAGTTCAAGGAAAAAATCGACACAGAAGACAGAAGTCAACAAACACGGCCGGCCGCCACCGGCGGCGATGGCGAACAACAAACCGACTTCTAAACCTCACCACATTGCCGCTCAAACCGGCCACCTTTTTACCCTATTGGAGAGTTCCGATATGCAAAAGCATACCCGCGTCGCCTTTGACAAATATACCGCCCGCATCGGCCAACTGAACGACACCGCCAGCATCTCTCACACATTCAGTGTCGATCCATCCGTTCAACAGAAAATCGAGAACAAAATTCAGGAATCCAGCGAATTTCTCACCAAGATCAACATCATTGGCGTCACCGACCAGGAAGGCGAAAAACTCGGCCTCGGAATCTCCGGCCCGATTGCCAGCCGGACCAACACCACAAAGACACAGCGCGCTACCCGCAACCTGAGCGGTGTAGATGGCCGTAAGTATCGTTGCGAGAAAACGGATTTCGACACGCATATCAACTATGCGATGCTGGACGCCTGGGCGAAGTTCCCCGATTTCCAGACGCGCATCGCCAATGCAATCCTGACTCGCCAGGCACTTGATCGCATGGTGATCGGCTTCCACGGCACCAGCGTAGCGGCGGCGACAAATATTTTGACGTCGCCGATGCTCCAGGACGTAAACAAAGGTTGGCTGCAGCATTTCCGCGAAGAGGCACCAGAACGCGTTCTGCATGAAGACGAGGAAGGCAGCGGCAAAGTCAGGATCGGCGGAAAGGGCATTTACATGAATCTGGACGCTGCCGTCGCCGACGCCATCAACATGCTCGATCCTTGGTATCAAGAAGACACCGGCCTGGTTGCCATCGTCGGTCGCAAACTGCTCAACGACAAATATTTCCCGTTGATCAACACCAAACAATCGCCGACGGAAACGCTGGCAAGCGACATCATCGTCAGCCAGAAACGGATCGGTGGCCTGCCGGCAGTGCGCGTTCCCTATTTTCCTGACAACGCCATCCTCATCACGCGATTCGACAACCTGTCGATCTATTTCCAGGAAGGTGCGCGCCGGCGCCGGGTGGTCGATGAAGCCAAGAGCGATCGTATCGAAAACTACGAATCGTCCAACGATGCGTATGTCATCGAAGATCTCGGCCTGGGCGCCGTCATCGAAAACATCGAGCTGGTCTGATGACAAACGTATCCCCTGCCATGCGCCATCAAGCCCGCCTCGTCTCGGCACGGGCAGCCGCGATAGCATCACCAGGCGAATCCACGCGGGGCAGCGCGTACGAACTCATGCTCTACAAGTTGGCCGACGACAGGCGTCGCCTAAAGCAAATCCAGTCCATCCAGAAAAAAATCGAGGTCAAAGCAACCATGCTGCCCGAATATCGCGATTGGATCGATGGCGTCCTGAGCGCCGGCAACGGCGCCCAGGACGATGTAGTCGCCTCGCTCCTGGTCTGGCATATCGATGTCGGCGACTACGAGCGCGCGCTCGAAATCGCCGAGTACGCAGTCAAACACAAGCTAACCCTGCCCGACCAGTACAGCCGGGATATCCCGACCATGCTGATCGACGAATTCTCCGTCGCCTATCTCAACGGCCCGCTGTTCACCGATCCCGAAAAGGCCATCGCCATCCTTGACCGGATAGAAGCCATGACGCAGAACGCCGATACGCCCGATCAAGCCAAGGCGAAACTGCACAAAGCGATCGGCTACGCGCTAATTGCGACCGTCGACAAAGCCGATCCGGTAGAAATCACCCTCAATCAGCGGGCCAGTGCCTCACGCGCCAGCATGCATTTCGCGCAAGCACTTGGCCTGTTTGAACACGTCGGCGTAAAAAAAGACATCGAACGGCTGGATCGACGCCTGAAAAAGGCCGCAGCCGCTTAAATCGAGCACCCCACGGCGCACGGCGGCGCGGGCTGATTATTGGCAACTCGCTAAACATGACACCCGCCCACCGCCGTTTTTTTTGAGAGAGTCCCATGAGCTTTATCGCAATAGCACCGTCATCCGCGAATCGGGGCGCCAACGCGCCCGAGCCAGTGATTATCGAAAACGATGGCTGGTTTCCCGATATCAATCTGACGCATATGCGCGACGCAATGCGTCTGGACGGCACAGTGACCGACCCGCGCCTCGCACAAGCAGTCGTCGAAGCCATGCTCAACATCAACAACGAACTCGCCGAATGGAAGGTCGTGCAGGCCATCGAAAACGCCCATGCAACACTCGCTAACGTACCGGCCAGCACCATCAACCGCGAAAGCACCCTGCTCATCCATTACCGCCGCGCCGTCTACAGCACAGCCAAGGCCGATCTAGCCGAGCGCTACCGAGATTTCGACACCACCGCCTCATCGTTGGCCGACAAAAAAAGCATGGATGCGCTGAACGATATGCCGTCGGATCAACGCCGTAACGCCACCTGGGCGGTGATGGACATCCTCGGACGCCCGCATTCAACGGTAGAACTCATCTGATGCAAGTGCGCGCACAACAGGGCGACACCGTTGACTTGCTTTGCTGGCGTCATCTCGGCGCCACCAGCGAAGTGGTCGAACAAGTGTTTGAAATGAACCCCGACATTGCGCAATTCGGGCCGATCCTGCCGCATGGACAATTAGTCACCCTGCCGGACACCGTTCCAACCGCCACCAAACAAAACCAGCCCCTGCAACTTTGGGACTAACGACAGACTAAAACGATAACCCAACCAGGTGAAAAATGACGCTCAACGTAGAAAGCTTTTTTGATCAAACCGTTCGCCTCACGCCCCCGGCAGCCGTCGCGGTAGCCAACAAAATCAGCGACAACGTTCCGATAATAATCAATTGGGTCACGCTGTTCTACGTGTCCGTCTTGCTAACACACAAACTGTGGACCATTTTTAAGGACTGGCGCGAAGGCCGTTTGCGCATCCGACCGGTGGCCGTCGAAAAGCGACACAAGACCGACCGGACGTCGGAATGAACATCAATCACCGCATAGTGATCGCGGCCCTGACCTTTTCCGCAGCCGGCCTGGTCGGGCTAGCGGTCGATGAAGGTTATACCGCAACCGCCATACCGGACCCGGTACACGGCACCCGAACGCCCACAATCGGTTTCGGCATGACCGAAGGCGTCAAAATGGGAGACGTCACCACGCCAGTCGCTGCCCTGCAACGCAAACTCGCCTACCTGCAAAAGGGCGAAAAAGCGTTTAAGGCGTGCGTGCATATACCGCTGCATCAGGAAGAATTCGACATCTACACGAACCTGTATTACAGCATCGGCCCAAGGCGATTCTGCAAAAGCACTCTCGTTAAATACCTCAACGCCCAACAATACAAAGCCGCCTGCAACCAAATCCTCGCATTCAAATATGCCGGGAAAATCGACTGCTCAAGCCCTGGCAATAAACACTGCCGCGGCCTCTGGCTTCGCCGGCTGAAGCTTCACAAACAATGCATGGCCGCACAGTGAAGTTCTTCGACCCTCGTTTTATCTTGGCGCTGATTTTCTTCGCATTCTCCGCCTACTTTCTAGGCAATTTCACGGTGTCCAAGGCATATAAGGCGCGCGAAAAAGCCAACAGCCAAGCGGCAAAGGCAGCCCTTGATGCCGCAAACGAACGCATCCATGAATTGGAGCTGGCGGGAAAGACCATCGTCGACAGCCGTTTGCAATCCCTCAAACAGGAACTGAAAAATGAAAAATCACGTCATAAACGTTTTATTGCTGGGGTGCGTAGCGGCGCTATTCGCCTGTCAATCCCGATTGCGGCTTGTCCAGCCGAACTGGGCGCAGATTCCGCCACTGCCGGCGGAAGTGGGAACGAAACGCGCGCCGAACTTAAACCGGAGACTGCGTCAACTCTTGACGCCATTACCGTCGACGGCGACGACGCAATCCGCACCCTGAATTCTTGCATCGACATCTACAACCGCATCCGGGAAAAATACAATGTACAAGGCAGATAGCCTACGCGAACACCTGGTGCACGCCAATCCGACCATGCGCCAAAACCCTGAAACTTTGCACACGTTCATTGACGAAGGTAGCATTCGGGCGACCGGCACCAAATCACTGTCCTTCGAGTACAACTATCGCTTCAACATCATCATCACCGACTACCCAGGCGACGAAGATGCCATCATCGTGCCGATCCTCGCATGGATCAAGGTGCATCAAAGCGATCTTCTGGATGGTGGCGAACTGCACAAAGGCGGTCTTATCTTCGAAGTCGATTTCAACAATGCCGCATCGATCGACTTCTCGATCAAGCTGCAACTGACGGAGCGCGTGATTGTTAAAAATGACAAACAAGGCCGGCTCGACATTAGCCATCCGGACGAGCTGCAGCCCACACCGGCTTACCATGCGCCATTCTGGACACTCTATAACCGCGACAACCTGATGGCGGAATGGCACATGCCGGACGCCGTATGAGCAACGATCTACAAGTATTTGAACAATGGGTAGCAGGCTTGCTACTCAAACTGGGACCGGGCCAACGCACCACCATCAACCGCCGCGTGGCGCAGGATTTGCGTCGCGGCCAAGCCAAACGCATTGCCTCCCAACACAATCCGGATGGTTCTGAATACACCCCGCGCAAAACCCGCCAAAAACTCCGCAGCAAGATAGGACGCATCAAGCGCCAGCGCGCCGCCATGTTCGAAAGAATCCGCCTGCAAAAAAATCTAAAAGTAGAATCCAATGCCAACGGAATCGGCGTGGGATTTATCGGCCGCGTTGCCCGAATCGCTCGCACACACCAAGAGGGATTATCCGAAAAGGTATCGAAAAATGGACCGGAACATCATTACGTCTCCCGCCAACTACTGGGGCTCAGCGCAGCCGACCGGGATCTGATCCGCGAGTCGCTGTTACGCCACATTTCGGATCTTTAAAGTTGTCACCACCCATAGCAACCCGTCATTAGGTGCACGCGTACGCGAGGTGCTTCAAGATTCGAAGCATGACCGCAGACATCGCAGAACTTACCCGCTTACTCAACAACCTGATCCGCATCGGCACCATCGCCGAAATCGATTATGTTGCAGTCCGCGCGCGCGTGCGGCTAGGGCCAACCCTGTTATCGGACTGGCGTCCCTGGGCGGCGCAACGCGCCGGCAACGCACAGACATGGTGGGCGCCATCAAAAGGGGAGCCGATCGTCTTTCTTTCCCCTGGTGGCGATCTAGCGCGCGGTGTCATCACACAATCACTCTATTCCGAGGCAGCGCCGGCACCATCTCATAGCCCGAACGTCAGCCGCACTAACTATCCTGATGGCGCTTACGTGCAATACGATCACGGCAACCACGCGATGGAGGCTATCTTGCCCGCCGACAGCAGCGCTACGCTGACCGCAGATTCCATCACCGTGAATGCAAGCACCGTTACAGCCAATGCACAAAAGATTACCTGTAACGCCCCCGACACCACCTGTACGGGCGACCTGACCGTCGGTGGCAATTTAGCGGTGGCCGGTAGCAGCGCATTGAACGGCGGAGCGAACGTAAAGGCTGGCAAGAGCGGCAAAGCAATGCACGTCGACGGTGTGATCGAGGCCACAAAGGACGTCATCGCCAACGGCAAGAGCGGATTCGGTCACACACATGACGTGTTCGGAGTCGGAGCACCTACATCAACACCGAAAGCCGTGTCGCCATGATCGGCATGAACGCAAACACTGGCCGCTGGATATCCGGCATCGATCACCTGGTGCAATCCATCGGCGACGTTCTGATGACGCCTATCGGGCTGCGCATTGAGCGCCGTCCCTACGGCTGCGAGGTCACCGAACTAATCGATCAACCGCTCAACGCGACAAACCGCCTACGCATCTATGCAGCGTCGGCGCACGCCTTGATGACATGGGAACCACGCATCATCCTGACCGCCATGCAACTGGAAATTGCGGCCGACGGGACATCGACGATGGTCATGAATGCCTCTGCCGGCAGTGGCGAATTGCAGTTGTTCGTACCGATAAGAAACGTATGAGCAGCCCAATCGATCTCTCACGCCTGCCCGCACCGGACATCATTGAGGCACTGGACTACGAGCAAATCTTCGCCGAACGCAAAGCATCCCTGCTTGCACTGACGCCCGCAGATCGGCGCGCCGAAGTCGAATTAACGATGACGCTCGAATCCGAACCACTGACCATCCAATTGCAAGAAAGCGCCTACCGCGAACTGGTCCTGCGCAACCGGATCAACGACGCCGCGCGCGCCATGATGTTGGCGTTCGCCAGAGGATCGGATCAGGAACAAATCGGCGCCAACTTCAACACCAAACGCCTGGTGATCACAGAGGCCGACAACTCGGCAAGTCCACCAATAGCCGAGGTTCTGGAAGAAGAAGATGCCTATCAGCTCCGCATTCAAGAAGCATTTGACGGCCTGTCCGTAGCCGGTCCAGGTGCAGCTTACGAAATGCTTGCACGCGGCGCCAGCGGAAAAGTAAGAGACGCAAGATGCGTCAGCCCCGCGCCGTGCGAAATCGTCATCTACGTACTATCCACGGAAGGCGATGGAACGGCCGACCAAGCGCTACTTGATACGGTGTCGGATGCCCTTAGCCCCGAGGAGGTCCGACCTCTCGGAGATATGGTGACAGTCGTCAGTGCCGAAATCATCAACTATGAAATCGATGCCGTGATTGCGGTCAGCCATGGACCTGAATCCGAAATTGTCAGCGATGCGGCCATTGAAAAAGTGACCACAGGGTCCAAGCACCGGCGCGCTCTCGGCCGCAGCATTTATCGCTCTAAGCTAGATTCCGAGCTGCACGTTGAGGGAGTCCGCCACGCTATCGTCCATCAACCCGCCGACAACATCCTCCTAACCAAAGGCCAAGCGGCACGCTGTACAGCGATCAACATTTCCGTGGTTGTAGAAGACGACGATGACTAACAGCCTTACTCTGCTGCCGCCGAAGACGACTGCCTTGCAACGGGCGATTGCCCTGGCTTGCGCGCCACTTGGCGATATCCCCGTTCCCATCCGTAAGCTGATGAATCCCGATGAATGCCCTGTGGCGTTTCTTCCGCATCTGGCCTGGGCGTTTTCCGTCGATCGTTGGGATGACACCTGGCCGGAATCGACCAAGCGCGCGGCCATTAAAGCGTCGTACTTCATTCATCGCCACAAAGGTACCGTGGCGGCGGTGCGTCGCGTGACAGAGACTGTGGGCCGGCTGGTCAACCTTACCGAATGGTGGCAAACGGAACCCAAAGGCCCGCGCGGCACATTTTCTTTGGAAATAAGCGTCTCCGAAGCCGGCATCAGCGAACACATGTTCCTGGAAATGGAGCGCCTGATCGAAGACGCCAAGCCAAAGAGCCGCCACATCAGCAACCTGGAAATCAGCCTACACACAACCCTTAACGCATATTTCGCCGTCGCTGTCTGCGATGGTGATTACCTCGATACCTATCCCTGGAAAAACAAAGATATCGACGTCATCATCACTTCGCATTCTGCGATTCGTGAGCATTGCATCGATTCGATGGAGATCTATCCACATGATTAACGAAACTTCGAACTTCGGCGGATTCATCACGAATTTCGGAACCACCAAACAAGCAAGGCTAGCCGCTATCGGCAAGACGTGGTTGATCACGCACATGCTGATCGGCGACGCTCACAATGGCGCCGATCCCGTACCGGACCCCGAACAATCAGGCCTGATCAATATGCGCCATCGCGCGCAACTCAATCAGCTATATGTCGCACCGGAAAATCCCAATGTGCTGATCGCAGAGCTGGCATTACCGCCAGAAGTTGGCGGCTGGTGGATCCGCGAACTGGGGCTGGAGGATGAGGATGGTGATTTCATCGCTGTCGCTAACTGCGCACCGAGTTACAAACCATTACTTGCCCAGGGCGCGGGGCGAACCCAGGTCGTGCGCATCCATATCATCGCAGCCAATACAGGCAACATCGCGCTCAAAATCGATCCGGCACTCGTCCTTGCCACGCGTGATTACCTTGAACGATACGCGGCTAAATTACGCCATCAACACGATGCAGGCGATATCAATAGCGGCGAACTGGAATCGGAGCGCATTCCAAAATTAGCGTTAACGAAAGTAATAGGGCTCAACAGTGCCCTGAAAAGTAAGGCTGATAAAACGCTGGTCGCGGAGAGTATTTCCAACCTACAGAAAGCGGTCGAAATTGGCCTCGCTACAAAAGCAATTGCACGCGCAGTCGACAAGCAGTTCGCCGATCTAACGAAGCAAATTGCTACGCAATTAAGTACCAAGGTCAATGGCGCCATGACCATGCGTTGGGTGGGAAGTCCATTCCAACCATCATGGCTGCTAGGCGGCAACGATCCGCAATCGATCACCGTATATAACCCAGCTTATTTCAGCGTTCAGCACGCTGATACCGCACGCGAGGCGACGATCGCTACCAGCCTGGGCGGCCAAGCGCTTGCGGAGGGCGTCATCGGTGCTTATTGCCTCAACAAAAATCACACCTGGTCCGAACGCGGTGGTGCCTGGGCATTACGTGGCTGGACTTACGACTGGGGAACCGGCCAGGATGGAAACATCGGGACCCGTACCTGCTTATGGCAAAGGATTGGCTAAATGAAAGAATTAGAACCTACGTCGACTGAGCTGGACATCGGTTCCTCGCCGCTTTCGCAGCCCGAAGCAACCGAGGTATATCTGCAAGTAAGACACCCCTTCCGTAAAGGCGAAAACATCCTCTGCGAAGTCGAACTTACCTCTATGCCCGGCCGCTTCGTCGCATTTCTTGCCACACCAGACGATCCAGAAATGCACGGACGTGAGATCCACGCCCGCTGCCTGGCCGGCGAATTCGGCGAAATCCCGGACTATGTCGACAGCGACAGCGAATGCATTGCCAACGCCTCGCAAAAAGCCGCCCATTTGCTACAGCAAGCAAATACAAAAATCGCACCGCTGCAAGACCTGGTCGATATCGAACAAGCAAATGCCGAAACCATTGCGGCGCTCAAGGTCTGGAAGAGGTTCCGAGTGGACCTGAATAGGATCGATCAGCAACCGGGCTACCCCCGCGACATCGCTTGGCCGGCTATTCCACAGACCTAACCGCAATCACATTTCATAAGGACACACCATGTCAACCGGCTATCACCACGGCGTTCGCGTCTTCGAAATCAACGAAGGCTCCCGTCCGATCCGTACCGTCTCCACCGCCGTCATCGGCTTAATCGCCACCGCTCCAGACGCCGCCCCCGAAGTCAAAGCTTCTTTGCCCCTTGGAAACGTCACCTTCACAAGCAAACTGAGCGGCATCAAAGGCAATCTATCGACCGTTCACCTGCGCAATCCCAGCACATTGATCAGTGCAGAGAACAATAGTCAGCTCTCCATTTCAGTCAAAAATCACGCCATCTTGATCAACCTCGCAACCGACGATGACGGCGTGGTGACAACAACCGAAACAGAAATGGTCGCCGCAGTAAATGCAAGTCCAGCCGCATCGGCACTTGTCCAGGCTACCGGCGCCGGTCCAGATCCCGTCATCGGGCTATTCAAGCCCGCAGCTTTGTCCGGCGGTGCCGACGAACCTTTCCCGCTCAATACGCCGGTGCTGGTGACCAACGTTGTCGCCGCCCAAGGCAAGGCCGGCGCGACAGGCACACTGCGCCGTGTACTGGAAGCCATCGCATCCCAAACAAAGCCGTTCACGGTTGTCGTTCGCGTGGCGGAAGGCAAAGACGAAGCGGAAACCACAAGTAATGTCATCGGCGGCGTAACGTCCTCTGGAAAATATACCGGCCTCAATGCATTGCTGGTGGCGCAAAGCAAACTCGGCATCAAGCCCCGCATATTAGGTGCACCGTTTCTCGATACGCCGGCCGTGACGAATGCCATGGTGGCGATCGCGCAGCGACTGCGCAGTTTCGTCTACGCTTCCTGCCACGGCGCGCAAACAAAAGAAGAAGCACAGCTCTATCGCAAACAGTTCGGCCAACGCGAATTGATGTTGATCTGGCCCGATTTCATCACTTGGGACAAAGCGATCAATGCCGAGTCCACCATTTCCTCCGTCGCCTACGCCCTCGGCCTGCGCGCCAAAACAGATGAAGAGATCGGCTGGCACAAAACCATCTCCAATCTGGTCGTCAATGGCCCGACCGGTATCAGCCGCGACGTCTATTGGGATTTGCAAGACACTGCAACAGATGCCGATCTGCTCAACAGCCATGAAATCACAACGTTGATCAACAATGGCGGCTTCCGCTTCTGGGGTTCGCGTACCTGCGAAATTCCCGAGTTTTTCTTCTTCGAAAATTACACCCGCACGTCGCAAGTACTGGCCGATACCATCGCGGAGGCCCATTCCAGCTATGCAGACAAAGCGCTGCATCCGTCACTGGTACGGGACATGCTGGAAAGCATCAACGCGAAATTTCGCGAAATGGTCACGGTCGGCTACCTGATCGGCGCGTCCGCATGGTACGACGAAGCCTTCAACAACAAAGAGTCGTTGAAAGCCGGAAAACTGATCATCGACTATGACTACACGCCCGTGCCACCACTGGAAGATTTGATGTTCCAGCAACGCATCACCGACCGCTACCTGGCCGACTTCGCCGCCAACATCACCGGCCAATAAATCCGATACCGAAACCATCGCAATACAGGAGCACTAAATGGGATTGCCCGCAAAACTCAAGGATTTCAATATATTTAACGACGGTAACTCGTACATGGGAAAGGTAACGGAAGTCACGCTTCCGAAACTCACGCGCAAGGTCGAAGAGTACATCGCCGCCGGCATGAGCGGCCCCATCAGCATCGATCTTCATCAAGAAGCGATCGCGCTGGAATGGACTGCCGGCGGACTCATTGTCGACGCCATCAGACAATGGGCCGCCGGCACCCACAACGCCGTACAGCTCCGATTCACCGGTGCCTATCAAAGCGATGACGATCCCGCAGCGACCACAGTCGAAATCGTCTTGCGCGGCCGTCACACAGAACTGGACATGGGCACCGCAAAAAAAGGCGGCGACACCGAACAGAAATACAAGACAGCATGCAGCTACTACAAGCTGACAGTGGCCGGCGAAGAATTGATTGAATTCGATTTCCTTGCCGGCATCGAGAAAATCGGCGGCGTCGATCGTCGCGCTTCGATCATGAAGGCCATCGGCCTGTAAGCAACAGATTGCACAACACCACACGCATTCACAGACCTCAAAAAGGATAGAGCATGAAAACGCAAGATACCGCCCCAACCGTCGGCGCCACGGCCAATATCACCGATGCCGCGCAATCGCGCATGACGAAAGATTTCAGCGACCTCATCACGCTGGACAAGCCGGTCGAGCGAGGCAATACCAAAATCGACAGCATCACCCTACGCCGGCCGGGATCGGGCGAACTGCGCGGCGTGTCATTGATGGATTTGGCACAGGTCAGTGTCACCGCATTGATGACCGTCCTGCCGCGCATCACCATTCCTTCCCTCACAGCCCAGGAAGTCGCCCGTCTCGATCCGGCCGACATGATGCAACTCGGCATCGAGGTGGCCTCTTTTTTGGCGACGAGAGCCGAACTGAGCAGGGCATTCCCGACCTCGTAGAAGACGCCATGGCCGATATCGCGAGCGTATTCCATTGGGAACCGTCCGCGATGGATAAATTTTCATTAAAAACGAATTGATGGCCTGGCGTGAACGCGCCCGGCAGCGTAGCGGAGCGGAATAAATGTCGGATCGAGAACTGAAGCTGCGGGTGGTGTTCGATATGATGGACAAAATCACCAAGCCGATGAAAGCGATCGCCGGCGAATCGGCCGTGCTTGGCAAAGCCGTCAAAGCAACCAGCGATCGCCTTCACGATTTAAACAGCCAACAGCGAAAAGCCGGTCGATTCTATGAAATGCACAAAGGGCTGCAACAAACCAGACGTGATTTTTCTGCGGCACAAAAGACCGTCGACGATCTGGCCCGCACTCTCGCAAAAACAGAAAAACCAACCCGCGCATTGACGCGCGAATTCAGCGCTGCAAAGAAAGCGGCCGCAGCCTTATCCAAAAAGAGCGCCGCGCAGCGCGTCAAGATGCAGTTTCTACGCACGGAATTGCATGCAGTGGGTATCGACACCGCCGTATTTCGCTCTGCACAGGCCCGCCTTAAAGACAGCATTGCGCTAACCAATACAGAACTGGTGAATCAACAAAAGCGCCTTGCAAGCCTGGGCGCCGTACACCACGCGTATCAAAATAGAGTCAGCCGAGCCCAGCAGCATGCGAATAAAGCCCGCCGCACCGCCGGCCACGTCACCAATGGCGGCGTGCATGCCACCGTTGCCGGCGGCGCCATGTCGCTCCCGCTAATTGCCGGCGTAAACGAAGCCAAGCAATACCAGACGGAATCCGCGCGAATCACAGCGCTCGGACTCGGCCAAAAGGTCAGCGCCGACGCTGTGGCCTACGCCAGAAGCATGAAAACCTACGGCACCAGCCACAATGAAAACCTTGAGCTGGTGCGAGACAGCATGTCGATTTTCGGAGACCTGCCGCACGCGAAAATAGTCGCGCCCACATTGGCAAAAATGAAATTCGGCAACAAGGCCATGTACGGCGAAGCGTCCGGCGAAGAGAATGAACACGCGTTCATCGATCTGCTGAAAGTCATCGAACAGCGCGGCGGTACCGCCAGCCCGGAAGCATTCAGCCGCCAGGCCAACATGGTGCAAAAGGTCATCTCCGCCACCGGTGGCCGCGTCGGATCCAGCGAATGGCTGAACCTCCTCAAAACCGGCGGCATCGCTGCCAAAATCATGGACGACAAGTCCTTCTACTATCAGATGGAACCGCTGGTACAGGAAGTCGGCGGCAACCGCGCCGGCACCGCACTCATGTCCGGCTATTCCAACCTTTATCAGGGCCGCACCACCAAACGCGCAGTTCAAAACCTGGACAAACTAGGGCTGATCGGCGACCGCAGCAAAGTGCAAAACGACAAGGTTGGCCAGGTATCCACGCTCGGCCCTGGTGCATTGCTCGGCAGCGACATCTTCCGGCGCAGCCAATTCGAATGGATGGAAAAAATCCTGTTGCCGCAACTGGCGAAAAACGGCATCACCGATTCAAAACAGATTGAAGACACCATTGGCGGATTGTTCTCCACGCGCACCGCCGGCAATCAATTTTTAGATTTCTATCGCCAGCGCGTACAGATCCGTAAAAACGCCAAACTCAACACGGGCGCTTACGACATTGAGCAGATCAATACCCTCGGCCAGAGACAGGTCAGCGGCAAAGAACTCCAGGCAAAGGCCCGCGCGGCGGATTTGAAGCTGACGACAGGCGAAAAAACGAACCCTTTGTACGATAAGGCGCTGGATAAGGCATCGAATGCCATGGAGAAGCTGAACGGCTTCATGGAGCGCAATCCGAAGACCGCAAAAATCATGCTCGTGACTGTTGCTTCCCTGGCTGCCCTGCTGTTGATAATCGGCCCGCTGATGCTAGGAATTGCCTCGATGGTCGGCCCCTATGCCTTGCTTTACGTGGCCTTTGCCAAAATGGGCGTTCAGGGCGGCGTATTGACGCCGATTATCCGGGGCCTTGGGTCGGCACTGACGATGGCTGGCAGGGCAGTCCTCTGGATAGGGCGGGCGCTGCTTATGAATCCTATCGGACTCGCGATAACCGGTATCGCAGTGGCGGCCTTTCTCATTTACAAATATTGGGAGCCAATCAAGGGATTTTTCTTCGGACTTTTGGCGCAAGTCCACGCTGCCTTTTCCGGCGGTATCTCAGGTATAGCGGCACTGATCCTGAATTGGTCCCCGCTCGGCCTGTTCTATCGGGCGTTCGCCGGCGTGCTGGGCTGGTTTGGCATCACGCTACCGGCCAAATTCTCCACGTTCGGCATGAATATCATGCACGGCCTGGTCAACGGTATCACCGGCGCACTGGGGTGGGTCAAGACCACAGTGATGGACGCCGGTGCAAGCGTCATCGGCTGGTTTAAAGAAAAGCTCGGCATTCATAGCCCCAGCCAGGTATTTGCGGCCCTAGGAGATTTCACCATGCAAGGCCTGACCGTGGGCCTGCGACGCGGCGAGAGCGGCCCGCTGGCGCATGTTGCGGGCATGGCAAAGCGCATGGCCGTGCTGGGCGCCGGCATCACCATCAGCGCCACAAGCCTACCGGCTTCCGCATTCGACACCCGGCCACCGATCGGCGCGCGCGGCATCAGCGCGGTATACGACAGCCACGACACCTATCAAATTCACATCACCGCCGCACCAGGCATGGACGCCCAAGCCATTGCCCGCGCCATATCGGCGGAACTAGACCGCCGCGACCGTGAAAAAGCCGCACGCCGCCGTTCCTCCCTATCCGACTTCGACTAAGGATTTTCACTATGATGATGGCCCTTGGCATGTTCATATTCAGCCTGCCAACCCTCGCGTACCAGGAACTGCAACGACAAACCAATTGGAAGCATCCCAGCACGCCCCGCGTCGGCACGCGTGACGCGCACCAATACACTGGCCCGGGCGATGACACCATTACCTTGTCCGGCTGGATCGCGCCGGAGCTGACCGGCACCGCGTTCTCACTGGACGCCTTGCGCCTTATGGCGGACACCGGCAAAGCGTGGATATTGATTCAGGGAACCGGCCGCATCTACGGCACCTGGATCATTACCGACATGACCGAGGAAAAGACCATCCTCGACCACGACGGCAGTCCTCGCAAGATCGAGTTTTCGATCAACCTGAAACGTACCGACGCCGGCATGGTGTCGATCCTGGGTGACATCGGCGCATTGAAGAGCATGGCGAGTCTGGAAGCATTGACGAACAAGGTCGGCACGTCCGTCGACGGCGCGATCAGCAGCGTGGTCGGCGGCGCCGTTGGCCGGCTGGACGGCGTTGTCAGCGGCGTTACCGACAAGATCGGCGGCGTGGTATCCAGCGTGACGGACGCATTCAAATGAGCCATCCCATACCCGCATTCAAAATTACCCTGGATGAACGCGACTTGACCGAAACAATCCGGCCGCGCCTGGTCAGCCTGACCCTCACCGAACATCGCAATGACGATAGCGATGAATGCGATATTGTGATCGATGACACTGACGGCATGGTTGCACTGCCGCCGAAGGGCGCGCAGATCAATGTGCATATAGGGTGGAAACAAACCGGACTGGTCGATAAAGGCACCTTCACCGTTAGCGACGTGGCCCATTCCGGGCCTCCCGACGTGATCACGCTACGCGCCAGATCGGCAAACCTGATCGACGCCTTCAAACAGCAACGGGAACACAACTTTCACGACACCACGCTAGGCGAGTGCATCGCGCTGATTGCCGCGCGCAACGGGCTGATATCCGGCATCTCGCCCCTGCTGCGCGATATCGAGGTGAAGCATATCGACCAGACACATGAAAGCGACGCGTCCTTTTTGCGTCGTCTCGGCAGAAAATACGACGCCGTGGCGACCGTCAAAAACGGACGGCTACTGTTTATTCCCATCAACGAAAGCACCACCAGCAGCGGCAAAGCATTGCCGCTGATCACCATCACGCGCGCCAAAGGCGATCAACACAGTTACCAAAGCACGGAAGCGGACGCATACAGTGGTGTAAGAGCGTTCTGGCACGACGAACGATATTCCCGGCGCCGCAGCATCATCGCCGGCCAGACTGGCAACAGCAAGCGCCTACGCACCGTCTATGCAACCGAACTTGATGCGCGCACCGCCGCCGTCGCTGAATGGCAGCGCATTCAACGCGGGCTTGCGACGTTCGATATGACATTGGCGTTAGGCGACCCGCGTGTAATGCCGCAATCGCCGGTGCAGGTATGCGGCTTCAAACCGCAGATTGATGCGACTGAATGGTTGGCTGTCACCGTTGGGCACAATATATCTGCAACTGGCTTCAATTCTCGAATTCAATTCGAAACGAAAACCGAACCGGCCGAGGCGGAGCGGGAAGTGGAAACGGATCCTGATGAAGGAATCACCGGTGTGATCGCGAAATGGAAAGATGTCGTGAGTAAAAAAGCCGGCGAAGAACTAGCCGGCACGAGCGATATGCTGAAGACAATCACGCATATTTATACCACTAGGCAACATGCGAAGCGTGCGGTGAAAGAGATGTGGGGGCAGATTGTAGAGGTTCGGAACATCATCGCGGAAAATAGCGATAAGCCTTCTGTTAAAGACGAGAAGCTGGTCTGATATTATTTGGTTAACCAAAAAAATCAAAAATGAGACATCCCGACCATGCCCAGACTACTACTACATCAAAACGGAGTTTTGCGGCACCTTGCGTCCGTCAATGTAACGAATGACGGGTCTATCGTACTCAATTTAGTTCGCGAAGGAATTAGCGATAGCGGCTTTGTTTCGTCGCCTCATGAAAATGGTCTAGGCCCCCTTGAAGTGCGCCAATTTTCTCAACAGAAGACAAAATCGATCTCCATTCATACTAGCGGGCGAGTTAATTATCATTTTGACAGAGCCGAACCGCGCTACCTCCCCTGCTTACTTGATCTAGATGCTCCTGTTGTCATCATCCTGTATTCGATACCTGCTGTAAAACACCTCGATCAGGTCGTCTCGCATCGCAAGGACGATCACGTCATCGAAGTACCACAGGAACAAACGGAGAGAATTCATTTCACGTTCCAGGTATTACCCGCTGTGTTGCCTGCTCAGACCGGCGAAATTGGGCGCTTCGGTGTCGAGGGACTCTATGCGCTCTCATGGAGTGCCAGCGCGGAGGACATCAGCATGAGAATGGTCGGCGCACCGGAAGAAGTATTCACAACGCTCCGTCCAGGGGACGGACTACCCAACCAGGCCATTTCTGAGGAGGTAGTTTTTCTTCGTTTCAAACGGGCAATGTACGCGAACGACGTGATTTCAGCTGTGAAGATGGCACCGAATAGAGATGAAATCACCGCCCAACAAATCGAGGCGGCAATTGAGGCAGGGCCAGGAATATATCCCCCAAATTCGGAAGGCGTGTGGACCGTTCTCGCAATCGTTCCTATGCGTATCGCTCCACGCCTCGATATCGATTTTGAAGATTCTCGATATAAAGCTGAGGTGATCGAATATAAGCCCGGTGATACCCGGCTCTCAACCGTGCGCGTCCGATTCAAGGTCTTCGATGATAAAGAGAAAAAGTATGTGAAGGAGCGAGTCGCTATTAAAATGCTCTCACTTAACGCTGAGCTTTGATGATCACACCTTGATCGCAATGCCAATATTTTTTCGAAAATAGAAGAGGCGATTTTTAAGTATTTTTAAATCAAGAACAAATGAACACTAGAAAATATGGGCATTACACATCTCAGTTAGGTCTTATGGGAATCGTTACCCAGAAAAAACTTTGGGCGACTAATATCAATTTCCTCAATGATGCGCACGAGTTTCTGCATGCGATCCAACTTATTAAGGATTTAATAAAGGAATCAAGTAAAAATTTTCCCACTGACCGATCGGGTTATTCGACATATCGCTCATTTATAGAAAAGGTGGAAGATGAACTGAGTAAACTTGAGAAAAATGTTTCAGAAACTATTTTTACGATGTCATTTTCTGAAAAAACAGATCTATTGAGTCAATGGCGTGGCTATTGCCCTGCCAATAATGGATTTTGTCTTGTTTTTAATTTGGATGAGATTTTTCAAGCAATCAAATCAAAGTATCCAAATTCTTATCTAAAAGATTGCGTCTACAAAAATGCAGACAAACAAAAGGAGTTAAGAACCATTTTGAATACTCATTGGCACCGATACTCCGCCAAACATTCGCCCCGAGAAAAGGTAAAAGTATTAAACGATTTATCTAAAGCAATAATGTTGCTAGCGTCTTACTTCAAACATCCTTCATTTTCGGAGGAGGCCGAAAGAAGAATCATAATTAATCTTGAAAATTCGAAAGATTCAAATTTGAAATTTCGAGAAGGAAAATTTACTTTAATTCCGTATCTTGAACTTGACATACCAATCGGAGATTTAAAGAAAGTTTATCTTGGGCCGACGGCCAACACCGAACTTGCGAAACGCGCGGCGCAAATGTTCTTAAAAAACAACCTAAGTAATTCCAAAGTGCTCACCATCACAGTTTCCAAAACACCTTATCGCCCATGGTAACTCTGCCGCAACGTTCGGGACATTTTTCGATCCAGGCTCTATAGGCTGATTCAAGGATGCTGGCTATTTAGCGGCATCGGCAAGTTGTTTCAGCTCGCCATCTTGTTTTAATTTTTCAGCAGCAGAAATCTTCAGCTTGTCCTGAAATGCCTGAAATTCGTCAAACCAAAATGGAAACACCACTACATAAGAAATGCAGATCGAGAACAACCAACCGATCACCAATGATTCGACGTGGAAATTTTTGATCAAGGTAGTCCCTGCGATAAGCCAAATCATCAATGAACAAATGAAAGTGATAGCGGTCATTCTCCAAATACGCCGCCTTATATTGGCAAATCGCAAATCAAGGTTGTCCAATGCTCTTGAGCTCAGCACATCCATGTTGGTCAAGCTGGCCATTTTTTGAATAAAAATTAAATCTAGTCCCCATAGAAAAGTGATCACGGTCGCCAAATAGCGTAAGTTTTCGGATTTAAATATAGCAGGCAAAACGTATGAACCAGCCCAAAACAGAGCCGGCACAATCAACCAGATAGCTATACGAATTAGCCTAATCACAATTATCCCGGACTAATAATTCCATTTTTTAACTGTTCATGTAACCACGAATGCATTTCTGAATATAGATCATCTTCTTTGGGTAGCCCCTTATCATCCACAGCAATTTCAATTGCACTCGATATTTTCAAATCTTTCCCGTAGACAACACTATTATCCCCTAATAGCAATTTAGTCTGATCTTCGTCAATATCGCGCAATGCGATGCCGAGGTTATCAAGCAGTTTGATCGAGTTTTCCGCCTGAGAGCGTTGGCGCTTCGGATATCGAATTTCAATCCATACCTCTAGATTGCTATCAAATTGAGCATCTTCAAGTCCCAACTTCTCAAAACTGTCACTGTCCTTGAGCATCCCTTTCAATAGATTGACTATTTCGCCAACAGGTTTAAATTTCGTTACCCCCGTTCCTAATTTAAGGCTATCTGGCGCAGCAGATTCTGACATCAACGGCCTGCCAATCGAGACGCTTTTGACGTGGGACTTTCTAATTTTTGTTTTAGTTGCAGGCTGAGGTTCATCTTTCAACACAAAGCCATCTTGAGCGCCCAATATATTACTTTTGGTACGAATCAACCAGGCAAGATGTTGTTCTAATGCGGACGCTCTCAGCGCTACGCTCTGAAGGATGACGACGTGATTTTTGTACAATCCAAAATACAAAACACCCGGAACATATTGCTGTTGCACTTTATTAATCACGGGCGGGCTGACTGCGCTTAGGGCTAAATTTTTCGCCGTTGGATTATCGCTAATCACGGTCTGAAAACTTCCTCGCTCAAATACGACAAGTTGCCCAAACAAAAACCCTTTACTCTCGACGTACCGACTGATTACCCGCAGCTCCTTCGCATCAGCCCCAAGTGTTTCCAATCGATCTTGGACATACACATGTTTAGATAATGCATCTGCGGCCATCTGCTGCAGCGTCCGCTTTTGAGGAGAGTTGAATTCAGCTTTTCTGTAATAGATTTTTCTTTTTGCGGTGTTCGTTTTTGCCAAGTCGTTCTCCGTTATTTATATTCGCGGGTACCACTTTGATTAATTCCGCTGTTATCAAAACAATTTCGATCAATCTTTCAATAGTGCTGATACCCTCTCTGCAAGTGCATTACAAAATTCTGGATTGTTGCGAACCCATAGTGCTAGGAAGGCTCCCCGGACGATTGCTTCAGGAACAAAATTAATTTTCACCCCAAGCTGAGTGAATAATAGATGCGGATCTCGGTTTGTACGCGCCACCTCCTCTATTGCGCCTTGGACCAATGGTTGACTTTCAGGAGGCCTTTGACAGGAAACGGTCAAGATCGCGATATCTGTTGCTAAACGATCTCGTATTGACTCAAAAATCGACAACTCGGGCTGTTTTCCTGGCAAACGCATAACCCCAACGGATAAGTCATCTTGCTGCGACGAATCGCCATCGATTATGCACAACGATTTAAAGTTGATAGCAGGATTATTCATGTGACCTCGGTGCGTCATCACAGCATTGCCATCTCCATTCACCGCGTGTATTTCAACCTGATCGTAATCAACACCGAGCTTCTCGCGAAGTATGCTGTCGACCCATGATTTGGCAAACTCATCCTCAAGAAAAATAACTAATTTTTTATCTACTCGACCAGATACTGCTCGCAATGCTTCCACCGACAACCGCCCTTGTTTCAATTTTCCATTGATGCTTGCCCAGATCGCCTCGCCAGGCAATGGTGACAATGCATAGTCACTATGGGTAGTGAAAATTGTCTGAATAGCTCTACGAGACGCGACATCTATTAAGTATTCAACCATTCTTCGTGTTGCGATCGGATGCAGTCCGTTTTCAATTTCTTCAATCAGAATTAAACTATTTTGTGGTGCCCGCTCAATTCGAGTGATCATACGAATAATCGATGACTCGCCAGCCCCAAAATGAAACTCTGAAAACTTGCTATCGCCAGCATGACCAACCAAAAACGTATCTCCAGCTCCGTAGTTTGTCACTCTGTATTCCGCTACCGACTTTCCTAAAATATGCTCAACCTGTTTGGCTACTTCGGCATTAAGTGGTTCAAGCGCTGCAGTATGCTTATACGTGGATCGCATCAATTGCTTGTATCTGGCTTTCTCTCCGGCGGGGACGGTGCGCTCGATTCCAAAAAATAAAACGACTCGGTCTAGCACGTCTGCACGCACCCATTTCGTGCGTCTAAAACTAGACGTGCGTTTCGTTAATTGCTTTGGATTTGCTGTCTTGTCGATGATCTCGTATTCTACTTTCCAACCGGACATCGACTCATCTCCGACCGTACTTTTCGGGAAGAAAAATCCCGGCTTCACCGGCTTATAAGCGCAACCAGCGACCCCGAGCACTGAAGATTTACCGCTACCGTTCGGCCCAATGAGCGCAGTTACCGGAAACTCAAAAGTTATATCTTCTTGCGAAAAACCTCGGATTTTCTCGATACTTGCCTTGAACAAATATTTTCCATAATCATGGCGCCGGACCTTTTCCAAAAGTTGGGTTTTTTCTGAGTCTCGTATTTCGCTCTTTTGCATAAGTCGCTTTCTTTTTATTGTGCCGTGTCAGAACGGCTTGTTATGAGGTCACTGGTCAGCGACCTCTTAGCTTTGATCTTTTTCTATGCAAGCCAAGCGCCGTACACGGTGGTGGAACGTACGGTTTGCAATCCGAGATCGATGTCACTGCTGGCGGCTTGCATATCCTCTTTACCATCTCTATTTTTTGAGCAACATTCCCATCGACATGAAAGCACGTATTCAACGATGTTGAATACCGATTAAATTTTGCGCCATTTCTTGAACCACTCTTCCCATCAAGCTTAAACATCGATAAGAAGAATTCGATAAATTTACGTTATGGCTTTTTTTTCGTTGTGCGTATGTTCAGGTTCAGCGGCGCTTTTACCGTTTGGTTGCCGTGAACCACCTGCCCAACGTCCCCTTGATATTTGGTTGTTGTTTTCGCTGGCATCGACAAACCGTCGATTAAAGCATGTACGCCCTTCCTCGCTCGCAAATCCAAATTCCGATATTCCGTAACTAGCGCTTCTTCGTCCTTGCTGAGCTGCATAGCCGAGATCTGTCCTGTAAGTAGATACAGGACATTAACTCCAGCCTCGGCCAATGCTTCTAGGTACGAAGAATCTGGCTTACGCGAACCGTTTTCATAGTTCATTTGTGTATCGCGCGTCACTCCGCCAATTACAGCAAATTTTTGCTGACTCAACCCTAGCTTCTTGCGCTCATCGCGAAGCCGATCCTTAAATTCACTCATTTGACCGCATATTTTATGTTTGACATGCGGCCAATCGACCGCTATATTTATGCCATTGCTACGTGACATCTACAAATAATACCTTATGACCTACACCGCCCCTATCCAGCGCACGCGCCGTAACGCGCTATCCCAGCCAATGCCGATTCGGCTACTGCCGGACGAAGTTGCCAAAGCCGAAAAATTCGCCGCGATGGAAATGCGTTCTCGCGCCTCGTTCATTCGGATTATTTTTTTGCGCGGCCTGGAAGCCTACGAAGCAGATCTTCTCGCCAACGCTTAACGATCGAGGAAACTAGTGTTTATTCCCACTTTTTCCACCAGCATGCGCGCGCCGGCAACGAAGACTTCGCGCGCAACGCTTTTCAGTGTTTCAGTCGCACCCGATTTTGCAGCAGTAGAAAGGCGCATACCCAGTGGAACGTTCACTTTTAGGCTTTCGGGCGCTGCATCAAGAATGCTCAGGCTTTTACTCGTTAGCGTTGCTTCAAAAAAAGTGTCCATGCTACTACCGGAATATCGCAAATACCCCTCGGCACCAAGCCAATTAACCAAGCCAATAAAGATTTTTGCATCGCCGTTAAATTTGTACAGATGCAATCCCCGAGAATCTCGGGTAACCGGAATACCGTCAACAAAATCCTCTACGGCCAAATTTACTGTTGCAGGGAATTTTTCATAGAGCGCCGCAAGTATTTTTCCCGTCATTTCATTGAATTTATCAAGATTGGAGTTCGTCATGTATCGCTACCTAGTTGAATTTGTAAAACCCGAAAATGTCCCCCTTGAAGGGGAAACTGCCGGTTTAGTCGCAGATCAAGTTTGCCGACAGATATTTGGATATTCCGATGCAAAGCACTCAGCCATTTGGTGGTCTGAATTATTTGTTCACGCGCCGCTGAAAGATGTCGCCGTTGCGCTGAGCCAAATTATCAATCCGAGAGATTTCAAAACACATCCCATAGCGGTGGATGCAACCGCTAAATAAATTAATCGTAGCCGGACCAGCTAGCGACCGGTGGTCATACCTTTTTAAAATCTCTACAGGACGTCCCATGTATCCAGATGCAAAACGAATCCGAAATAACCGCATCATGGTGCGCCTGGACGATTACGAACATAGCCTGGTAACCGCACTTGCCAATTACCAAGGCAATGCTTTGGCGACCGTTATTCGTCAGTTGATCATGCATGAAGCCGCCGCCGTACTTTTGAATGATGCAGTCAGCTTACCGCGTCAGGCGGCACAAACGAAGATGACAATAAGCAGCTTTTAAGCTGCTCAAAACATGCGCGATATTCCAATCACATTCAGTCCCGAAGATTTGACGCTGTTGGCGCGTGTTCGGCAACAGCAAGGATTAGCCAGCGATGATCAAGCCGCAGAGTGGCTTATCAAGTCCAGCCTGCGCAAAAGCGCGATGAACCTTAGCGGCCGCGGCCGTGCCCTCTATGACGTTGATAGGAAACCCACATGCGAGTAATCGGTATGCCCTGCCCCCATTGCGAATCGGCCGTGCGCGCCGTCAAAAGCCGCCCCATGTCCAATGTGTTCAAGGAAATCACCTACGTGTGCCAGAACTACGAATGTGGTCATGTATTCGTCGCCGGCCTGGAGGTGCTGCGCACGTTGTCGCTCTCGTCGATACCGAATGATGCGGTACGCATTCCGATGTCGCAGCATGCCCGTAAAGCGGCCGTGAATCAGTTGTTGCTCAACCTGACAGCGGCGTAATCATCATGTTTTTTATTCCCATCCTAGCCCCGCCTTAACGCCCTCGGCGTTACCCAATTTATCAACATCCTGCGGCGCCCTTCATAAGGCGTGCAGGACTCACTCATCCTAAAGAAAGTGATCTATGGATTCAATATCTTCAACCGCTTCAAGTCGGGCCAAAAATAGCGTCGTAACCATCTACGGGATCGGTCGCATGTTCCAGTTCGTCGACCAGGTCCAGCTCTCTCAACTTCACGATGGTGTTCATAAAATCGCCCAATCCGGTGATGCCGATAACGCGGTAAATCTGGCGCTGCTCGTTACGGATGCCGATGATCATTCTTTCTTTTCGGACGGCGCGCATATCGATGACCTTCGTATTAAGCGATTTGACGAGGTCGACATCAAACTTGCTGGGGGCAATTGCAGAGTAAAGCGCGGTTTCCATCAGTTCTCCAAATTAGTTTCAAATTTTGCATCAAGCAGCTACGCAAACTTGTACGCAAAAAAGTATATGCGTAAGAGCTACATCCAACACCCTATCGCCAGCGCAACCTAGTAGCCATAACAGGGCAATGATTTCGGGCGCGACTGCCAAGTCGCTCCTCGGGCATTCGAATTTAGGAGAAATACTTGAGAACGCATTCTGTATTTTGGCGGGACGTGCTTGTTACTTCTTTGCGCAACATCGGCGCAGGGGAACAAATGCTGAAACAAAAATCCATCAGAGAGCGGTGGCCGCAGTTCTGCATTGTCGCGGAGGGTATTAAGGCAACACGGCAGCGCGCCGGGGATGTCATTCATTTGCTTGGCGGGATGGACGCGCAATGGTGAGGCTGGTGCGCACGCTTCGCCGTATAGCTAGATTCCTCGCTACCGATGTGGTCTGCGTATTGGTGCTGCTGGCGCCAGTATTGCTGTCGTCGCTCGGATACGTGAAGGGCTGACGATGGCGGTCTCGCAGATCACCGATCATCTATCGTTTAGGCCGGCAACCGAAATCATTCGGGAATGGGAGCAGATGCCGGCATCGTTACCTGGCTGCCCTGCGGCACTGAGCGCCCTTGCCGAAGCTAAGGCGTCGATACGGCCGCCCGTGGTGCCCGATGTTCGTAAGCGGCTTCTGACGGCGCAGGCATGGGGTGTTAGTCCTCGCGGTGCACGTCGCAATGTTCTGCGTGCCGCCGGGCTCAATCCGCAGCGCTGGGAAAATCCAATCCATTCGTTTACGGATGCAGAGCGGATCGCGCTTCGGGCTGCGGCATCGAGCGCTATCCGCATGTACGAAAGGATGCTCAATGCAATCTAAACGTATCGAACTTCCTGCGCACAAGCGCCATATATTCTTTCTGCAATCGGAACGTTTTGCGCCGGAGCTCAATAACCTGCCCCATAAATGGCGTAGCCGCGTTATCCGACAGGCGCAGCAGAAAATGGCCTGGTCATGCTGGTGGAAAATTTACGAAAAAATTGCGATCGATTTCGTTCGCGATTTCGTAGCGCGCTATGTGCCGGCCGGCACCGATTTGTCTCAGAGCGATAGCGATATTGTCAGCGGCGCCAAAAAAGCAGCCAGCACCATCGCAAGGTTGCTTTCGCTGTCGACGTCTGGCAAACATACGATGCAAATTATCAACAGAGAGTGTGCAGACTATGGCGTCAGCGCGCCGGCTTTAAATAGTGCTTCCGCAATTATCGCCCGCGTGATCGATCCACGATGGTGGCGCCGGCAACTGCGCTGCAAGGTGAAGCGTGCTTTTGAGGCCGGCAATATTAAATTGGGCTATGTGCGCTATCGAGGTGAACCGTATGCGAGTACGGAATGTGTGCTGTCGCGCTTGGCGCAAAACAGGCGCAATACTGCGGCGTTGGAATCGACGATTCTAGAAAACGAGAATGGTCAGCAATTCAGCGTCGCCGAACTGGCGGAGAAAACCACGGCAAATAAAGCCATTCGGCGCGGAGAACTGATGCTGCGCATCAATGGCTTCGAAGCGGTGGCGAAGGAGGCGGGAGATCAGGGCTTGTTTATTACCTGGACGTGCCCTTCCCGTTTTCACGCGATCAGGCATGACGGGACAGAAAATCCGAACTACGACGGCTCTACGCCACGCGAGGCGAATCAATACCTTGGCAAGGTCACCTCGCTATGCCGGGCGGCGCTTGCGCGGCGTGGGATAGGGTTATATGGCTTTCGCATCGCCGAACCGCATCACGATGCTTGTCCGCATTGGCATTTGTTGATGTTTGTGCGGCCAACGGAAAAATATAAGTCGCATCACGTCCGGGATATCGCAACGCGCACGATTCGGCTGATGAAGCGGTATGCCTGGCGCGCCGATCGTGGCGAACCTGGAGCGTTTGCGCGGCGGCTGGATGCAAAGCGGATCGACTGGAAGATTGGTAGTGCCACCGGGTATCTGATTAAGTACGTTGCCAAGAATATCGACGGTGTTGCCGAGCATAAGACGATTGAGGGGTATACGGTCGTCACCGACATGGCGGGTGATGTTGAGCTGGTGCCGTCTGCGCGTGTCGAGGCTTGGGCGTCTTGTTGGGGTATTCGCCAGTTCCAGCAATGGGGTGGCGCGCCGGTGACGGTTTGGCGAGAGCTACGGCGGGTCGAAGCCGATATGGTGCAGCACGCGCCGGAATCGATGCAGCGCGCCTGGGACGCTGTTCAAAAGATAGAAGGTGAAAAGCGCGCTTGCTGGGCGAGTTATCTGAAAGCGCAAGGCGGCGCGCTGGTGCCTCGCAAAGAGCTGGTCATAACGCTGGCGAAAGACGAGAAGACGGTGATTGGGCGGTATGGTGAAACGGTCCGTGTTACGCCGTATGGCGTGCGCTGTGCGCATTTAACCGGGGTTGTGTTTAAGTCGGTGCGCCATACGTGGACGCCGATCAGCATCACAAGCGATGGCGCCGGGGGTGGTTTTCCTTGGACTCGTGTAAATAACTGTACGCAGCCGGATTTCGATTATCGATCGAAACCGGTGTTTTCGATCGAGCCGGAGCTTGATGATCTGGCGAAAACCGATGTTATCCGGGCCTGGGCGGCGGTGAATGCCTGTCCTTTTCCCAGGATTGTTTTATCCCATTAA